GAAATGATTTCGGATCAAGACCTTATAAATCTAGATTCCCGTACAAAGCTGGAAAATCTGCTAAGAAGCAGGGATACAAAGATAGAGAAGATGAATCTCTAGGTGCGAGAACTGGAAAAGAATCCACTAAGTCACAGTCTATGAAAGATCGTAGAGATGAGTCTTATGGAAAATGGGGCGATAGACCAAACCAAAAAATTAATAAGTAGGACCAATGAGTATATTTGGAATAGCTAAAAAAGGTTTTGGAATGCTGCGCAAAAGCAGCAAAGTTTCACCAACTATTAAATCTGTTAAACCTGCAAAAAATTTAACGAAAAGACGAAAAGATCAACAAGAGCTAATTAAATCTATTGATTACCAATATAAAAAAATTGGTGTTACACCAGGTTCAGGAGCATCTAAAATTAAAAAAGATGCTGCTAAAAAAGTTTCTGACATTCACGACAAATCCGAAAAGAAAAAATAATGAACGATTATCTTAAGGATAAAAGAGCACCTGGAGTTAAACTTCAACTGGGAGCTAATTCTTATGGTTATCCAAGTGGTGGATTACCAGTTAGAGTTGGTATGAAAGATGCTGGCTGGATTCAAGATGCTGTAAAAGGTATGAGAAAAGATAAACCTTGTACTGGTAAAAAATTAGGCAGTAAAACTTGCCCTGAAGGATCAAGAAGATATAACTTAGCTAAAACATTTAAAAAGATGGCTAAAAAAAGAAAAGGCTAATGTTTAAAAAATTGTGGAATTTCCTATTTGGAAAAAAGAAAGAGGAGGAACCAATCGTTTTAAAAGAGACGGTTGCATCAACAGTTAATCATTGTGGCACACACAAGCGATTTATTAAAGGATGTAAAAATTGTTTAAGAGCTGTTGGTATTAAAATTTAAATGGATTTAGAGACAGTAATAACAAAATTAATAAAGTTTGTAAGAACCAGAACTGAACAATTATCTGTGGCGGTTACGTCTGGAAGTGTTGACAGTATGGAAAATTATAAGTATATTATAGGACAAATAAATGCACTGGAATCAGTGCGTCAGGAACTTTCTAGCCTGCTTAACTCGAAGGAGAAAAATGAAGGAACAGTCATCGACATTAAAACCAAAGATACACCTACCAAATAACGAATTAGTAGGTCTTCCAAAATCAGAACCTAAAAAAGATTTAGCCAACGAAGAGAAAACAAAATTACCCCAACCTACGGGTTGGAGAATGTTAGTTTTACCTTTCAAAATGAAAGATAAAACTAAAGGGGGAATAGTAATGACCGAAGGTACACTAGAGAAACAACAAGTTGCTTCTCAATGTGGACTAGTTTTAGCTATGGGTCCAGATTGTTATAGGGATAAAGAGAGATATCCCGATGGTCCATGGTGCAAGGTCAAAGACTGGGTAATGTTCGCGCGTTATGCGGGATCAAGAATACAAATTGAGGGTGGGGAAGTTCGTCTTCTTAATGATGACGAAATTTTAGCAATAATCGAGAATCCAGAGGATATCTTGCATCAATATTAACATAGGAGGAAACTATGCCGGAAAATAATCCGATTAAACATGATGATCCAAAAGTAGATGTCGACACTTCAGGACCTGAAGTAGATGTAACTTTACCAGAGGAAAAAGCCGAAGAAGTTGAAAAATCAACTGAAGCGCCGAAACAAGAAACAACTGAAACGAAACAAGAAGAAGTAACAGAAGTAAAACAAGAACCAGAAAAGAAACAAGATGAAACGTTAGAGGACTACAGTAAAGGTGTGCAATCTCGTATTTCTAAATTAACTAGAAAAATGAGAGAAGCAGAAAGAAGAGAACAAGCTGCTTTAGATTATGCCAAAGGTGTAGAACAATCTAGATTAGAATTAGAAAAAAGATTTCAAAAAACTGATTCTGAGTACGTTAAAAAATTTGAGTCTAGTATCAATACAGGTTTAGAAGCTGCACAAAAAGAATTAGCTGCAGCGATTGAATCTGGTGATGCCAAGGGTCAAGTTGAAGCCAATAAAAGAATTGCAAGTCTTTCTTTTGAGAATGCAAAACTTAATGAGGCTAAAGAAGGAAGAGAAACAACACAGGCCGAGAAACCTGTACAACTCTCTGACGGTGGTAAATTACCACAAGAGACTCCACAACAATTACCAACACCGGATCCTAAAGCTGAAGATTGGGCTTCTAGAAATCCTTGGTTTGGTCAAAATAGAGCTATGACATTTACAGCGTTTGAAATACATAAAGACCTTGTAAATGAAGGCTTTGATCCACAATCAGATGATTATTATTCTGAAGTTGACAAAAGAATAAGAGTTGACTTTAGTAATAAATTTGATAATAGTGAATCAAAGCAAACGACCATGCCCGTTCAGACGGTCGCTTCAGCTAATAGAAGCGTAAAACCTGGTCGCAAAACTGTGAGACTCACTTCCTCACAGGTGCATATCGCTAAAAAATTAGGAGTGCCACTTGAAGAGTACGCAAAACAACTAAAAATCACGAAGGAGGCGTAATGGAAAAAAACAATAAAACTTCTCGTGCGAACCAAACACGGTCAAAGTCTGAAAGACCAAAAGTGTGGGTTCCACCATCATCTCTAGATGCACCCCCTGCACCTGATGGATTCAGGTATAGATGGATTAGAGCAGAGAGTATCGGTTTTCAGGATACTAAAAATATAACTGGACGTATTAGAGAAGGTTATGAATTAGTAAGATCTGAAGACATTGAAAACTCTACTGACTATCCTGTTGTCGAAGAAGGCAAATACAAGGGAGTGATTGGGGTTGGAGGCCTTTTGCTTGCAAAGGTACCTAACGAGATCGCGAAGCAACGCCAAGATCACATGGCTAGAAAACATGAAGACCGAAGCGAAGCAGTTAAACACGATTTAATGAAGGAGCAGGATAAGAGGATGCCTATCGATGTTGATAGACAGACTCGTGTAACCTTCGGTGGTACAAAGAAGTCCTAATTTAGGAATTCCTTATCACTGATTAAATTAACAAACTATGGAAATAGGAGAAAACTATGGCAAATAGAAACACACAAGGTTTCGGTTTTTTACCTGCAGATTCACTAACTGGTCAAGCGATCAAGAATCAGCATAAATATAAAATCGATGCCGCCCATGGAACGTCTATTTATCAAGGTGGTTTAGTTATTTCTGAAGCAGCTGCTACTGGATATATTGATTCAGCAGGAACGTCTACAACAGACGAATTATTAGGTGTATTTAATGGTATTTTTTACAATGCTACTACTACACTTAAACCTACTTGGGCGAATGCATACATTCAACCAATTACACCAGCAAATTCAGAAGATATAACTGCCTTTGTAATGGACAATCCTTTCCAGAGACTTGTCGCAGCAGCAGCTACGTCGTGGGTCCAAGCTAACGTACTAGCTACTTTTGGTGTTACTTCTACAGGAAATGACACTACTGGTAGATCAACTGGTTCAGTTACGATTTTATCCACACATGCTAATGATAACTGCGTTAGATTATATGGTTCAGCAGACGATTCAGAAAATGCCGATAACACGGCTACTTTCTCATCTGTTGTTGTATCTATGAATCTTAACAGGTTAGTACCATAATAGGAGTATATAGACATGGCAATATCACGTTCGCAACTAGTTAAAGAACTAGAGCCAGGCCTTAATGCACTTTTTGGTCTGGAATATAAACGTTATGAAAATCAGCATGCTGAAATTTATAACGAGGAATCAAGTGACAGAGCTTTCGAAGAGGAAGTAATGTTATCTGGTTTCGCTAACGCACAAGTGAAAGGTGAAGGTGCTGGAGTCGCATTTGATTCTGCACAGGAAACTTTCACAGCTCGTTACACTATGGAGACTGTAGCTTTAGCATTTGCAATCACAGAAGAAGCTATCGAAGATAACCTCTACGATAGATTAGCTTCTAGATATACAAAAGCTTTAGCAAGATCTATGAGTAATGCTAAACAAGTAAAAGCAGTAGAACCTGTAATAAATGGATTGCCTTCAACGGCTACATTTAATTCAGGTGATGGTGTTGCACTTTTTAGTACAGCTCACCCAACGATAGCAGGTACTTTTCAAAATACCTTGACTACTCAGGCG